CATCGGGGGCATCGACTCCATCTCAGGCGGATCCGAAGGTATCTTCTGAAGCCAAGCCTAGTGAGCCGACAGCACTTTCACAATCTGCACAACCTGCAAGTGCAGAACCAAAAAAGGAAGAAGCAAAGCCTTCGACTGATGTTGTTGCTGACGAGTTTGAAGAATACGAACTTAACCTATTCGAAGGATCTAATCTTACAGAAGAAGATCTTAATGAGATCGCTGCTGAAGCATCAAGATTAAACCTTACTAAAGAAGATGCAGAGAAACTTCTACATCTAAAAGACTCTGCTTTTAAAAAGGCAGTGGCACAAAAAGAGAAAGAATACTCAGATAGAATTGAGAAAGCGAGAAAAGAAATTGAAAACGATCCGGATTTTATTGGCGACAAGAAAGAGCAATCTTTTGCATCAATCAGCCGAGCAGTAAAAGAGTTTGGAGATCCTGAGTTAATTAATCTACTAAACACCCCGGAAGTTGGAAACAATCTCGTAATAGCTAAATTTTTAAAGAGAATCGGTGACGCAATAGCTCCAGATAGTTTGCCGGGCAAGGGAGTTTCTTCAGCGCCTGCAGCAAAAAACAGTGAGACATTGCAGAGTTGGTATCCAGAATTTTTTAAATAGTGCTAAAAATTTGTTGACTCTAAATTAATCTCGCATCATGCTAGAATAGTCGAAGGCAATTAGATGCTTTTAAAAGGAAAAATAATATGGCTCTACTAAATGCACAGTATCCTACACTACTTGATTTGGCAGTTATGCCAGAGAACAAAGACGTTGCAGATGTTGTTAATCTTCTTGCAGCACAAAACCCAATTCTTGAAGATGCTCCTGCCTTCGAGTGTAACCGCGGTTTATCTCACGAAACTACAGTAAAAACAGGTCTTCCTGAAGTTACTTGGGGTCGTCTTTATAAAGGTATCCCTGCAGGTAAAGGGAATATGCAGACAGTAAAAGATACTACTGGCTTCGTAAACTCTGCTGCTGAAGTTGATACTCGTTATGTTGACATCTTCGAAAAAGCAGAAGAGAAAGCTTCTGTTCGTATGGAGATGGCTGCAGATCACCTTGAAGCAATGGCACAAGAAATGGCAACAGCTATTTTCTACCACGATTCTTCAGTTGATCCTTCTAAGCCTATGGGGCTTTCTCCACGTTTCAATTCTTTGAGCGCTGAAAACGGTTCTCAAATTATCGATGGTGGCGGTACAGGAAATGATAACACTTCAATTTGGTTGATTACTTGGGACAAGCGTTCTTGTCACTTGATCTACCCTAAAGGTCATAAAGCAGGTGTTGAGCGTAAAGATCGCGGTATCATTCCTGCTACAGATTCTAACGGCGACCGCTATATGGTTTACCGCGAAGAGTTCTCTATGCACTTTGGTTTAACTGTTCGTAACTGGCAATACCTAGCTCGTGCTTGTAACATCGACGTATCTGATCTTCAGATCAATGCTTCTACAGGTGCAAACGTTGTTAATATTATGACAGAAATGTACTACGCTCATAAAGGCAGAAGAACTAGCATGGGTAAGACATGTTTCTACATGAACACTACTCTTGTTAAATTCTTGGATTACCAAGCTCGTCTTGAGCAAGGAAATAACCTTTTCCTTACTTTCGACAAGTACGGCCCGAATGCTAAAGAAGTTCTTATGTTCAGAGGCATTCCTATCCGTGAGTGTGATGCGATTCTTAACAGCGAAGACAGGGTTGTTTAATATAACAAAGTAAAGAGGTAAATATGATTCTCGATCAACTATCACTTCTCTCAGATGCTCAGTCCATCACTGCTTCTGCAGCATCTCAAAATGTATATGACCTCGGGGAACCGGGATTCATTACTTATAACTCAGGCACAGGCGCTAAGGCTCAGCTTAAAAGAAGCTTCCCTAAATCTGCTCATATCCCACTTCTTATCCAAGTTGTTGAGGATTTCTCAGGTTTAACCGCTCTTAAGCTTAAAGTTCAGTCTGACGATAACTCTAGCTTTTCATCTCCAAAAGATTTGATTTGCCAAGACGTTCCTCTTTCTGATCTTAAAGCAGGCTTTATCTCAGCTATCGATAAAGTTCCTGGCGAAATCAAAGAGCGTTTTATCCGCGTATTCTTTGAAGTTGTTGGCGGCCCGGCTTCTGCAGGTAAAGTTACTGCAGGAATCGTCGGAGCAGTTGACGAGTCTTACAAAGGGTAATTAAAATAGTATAAAGACTAACGGCCACGCTCTCGTAGCGTGGCTTTTTTGTATGAGGGAGTTCCAATGTCGAAAGAAGAATCAGTATCAATTCAAGTCACAGCTATTGCAACAGGCTACTACAAAGGACGAGTCATCCGCGAGGGTGAGAAGTTTCTCTTTGAAGGCAAGCTAAACAATGGTAGATTTCCATTATGGGTTAAAACTCCAGAAGAGTACAAGCCTGCAAAGAAAGCTTCTAAAAAAGCTGAAAAGCAACAAGAGGTCGACGATCTCGTTTAATCGTAAGGGGCAGATATGCTTTATAAAACGGATATTGCTAATCTTGCTCTTGGACGTCTAGGCGTATCCCTATCAGTCGTTGATCTTGAAACAGAAAATTCACAACAAGCTAAAATAATTAGGCGTCATTTTCGGATGGCGCTTGATAGTCTGCTAGAGATGCACGATTGGAATTTTGCAACAAAGTATCTTCCTTTAGTACTTCAGCAAGAAGATCCTACTCCGATGTATAAGTATTCGTATGTAGTACCTTCAGATGCTTTAGTAATTAGAGAGATTGCAAGAGAAGGTTTCTTCGCTAATAGAAATCAGTACAATGACGAGAAAGAGAAATGGCATCAAGTCTATTCCTCTAGCGGCCAATTGCACATGCAAAATATACAGTAAAAATTCCAGATAATATCTCCATGCCTAACCACTTCGGAAGAGCATTGGCGGCACAGCTATCGATGGACATTGCACCTTCATTAATTACCAATAACTTTGGAAAGGTTAGAGACACGATAAACGCAGATGCTAGAATTGATATATCGATGGGAATTGCAGACGATCTAGGCAGACAACCACAGATGGAGGATTCGCTTAGTCCGTTTATTCGAGCTAGGCATAAATAGCTATGGCATCAGGAAAACAAACGTCGTTCCAATTTGGTGAAGTATCCCCATCGCTTCGATTTAGATCGGATGCTGTATCGTATAGCTCAGGACTATCAAAGCTTAAAAACATGTACGTTCGACGTGCAGGTGGCGTAAGCAATCGGCCAGGGCTAGAGTTTGTGGCAAAGTCAGAGTTTCAGCAAGATATACCTGACACCGGAGGAGAACCTGGGGTTAAAGGTTTTACAGTATGGGATTCAGAAACTCTTACATGGAAAACCTACGAGTATGGCAAGCTATACAATCCCGTCAACGAAAGATACGAGTATGGGTTTTTAGTAAATTCATCAGAAAAAATATTTGTTCCCGGATCGGAAGAAATTCGATTTGATATACTAGATCCGTCACCAAAAGATGTACTTTTGACGCCCACTAAAAGTGGATTGTTTGTATCCCCCTCATCAACCATACGAAGACAGGTTTTAGACCTCGAGGGTGAAGTTGGGTCAGAGGATACATCAGAAAGAAATCTCGTAATTAAAAATGATCAATTTACACAAATACTTCCTTTTGGATCCAGTTTTGATTTTGTAACTGTTACGGCCGTACTATATGAATGGCAAACTGCACCTAAAATATCAGGCTCATATTTAATAACAGGCATAGACCTAGACGACGTAGAGGTTTTTCTTAAGAGAGCCGATGCAATATTTTTGCCTAATTCAACTTTAAGGAACGATTTGCAGATAGCTTTTTCAAGTCCTCCTACAGGATATAAAAAAATAAACATATATCGAGCAGCAACAAAAGACTCGACATCAGTACCATTTTTTAAACTTGCAGGGGTAATACCGATCTCAGCATCCATAACTGTAAATGTTATTGAGTTTTCAGACTATGGGGCAGAGGACGCAACACAAACATCTCCAACAGATATTTCATTTTTTCCTCAAGGATTTGAGCCTCTTAAGGGTATTAACTATTTTTGTTATTATCAGCAAAGAGCAATAGCTGCGCCTAAACCAAACATTACTCCAACGATTAAATCAGGAGATATTTTAGTTTCAAAACTCGGAGCACCTTTGCAATTCTCCTCTCCTTTAATCTACACAAACAATGGCGCATTTCAATTTAGCATTCCTATTACCGACGGATCTCCTGTTGTGGCAATGCTTCCAATGGAAAGATTAATAGCGTTTACTGAAAGAGGCGTATATGCCATTAGAGGTGGGGAGCAAGGAGCATTGACGCCATCCACAGTAAACCCACTACTAATATCTGAAGAAGGCTGCTCAAAAACAGTACAACCAAAGATGGCCGGAACACGAGGCTATTTTATAAATAGCTCGCACACTAAACTAATGTTCATCATATTTGGCGATGACGGCAACCTAAGAGTATCTGAAGCAACAACATTTTCAGATCACTTTCTTTTAGAAAACATATCTCAGCTAGAAGTTCTTTCTGGAAATGAGGATACAGCATACTTATTAAGAAAAGACGGGAAGCTAGTTCAGATAACAGTATTTGAAGATGGAACTCATGGCTTTTCACTTATAGAAACTAATGGCTATGTTGAGAGCATATTTCGAGGTAAAAGCAAAAAGACATACAGAAAAAATGTTACGTCATCAGATGAAGTATTCTACGACGTTCTCATGTGCTACATCATCAGAAATGGAGTGCGCACATTAGAAAGAATTAATCCAAGAGAAGACAAGTTCAGAGAAGGCGAACACTACGCCGATTGTGCTACAAGATTCGGCACTACGCTTTCAGAGCATGGATCTTTAGGGTATTTAAAGCGCGGTTTTCAAGAAGCATACTACAACGACTATAGAGTAAATATTAAGAACATTACTGACTATAATGCCGGAAGTATTGTAGAGCTTCATTGGAATCAGGCAGATACTCCAATATTGTATGGCGGAAGTCGAATTCATTTCTTCTATGATGTTAATGGAATTACTCAAACAATTAGAGCAGTGGT